TTCTTTCAAACAGTTGGTGCAGAGTTAGGTCCTGATACAGCAAACCTTGACAGGTTACCATTTAGAGATAGTAGTATGAGTATGGATGAAGCCGTTCCATTGTTTACTGGGGATAAAGAAATATCTTTTCCATCAGGCTATGACAATGATGCAAAGATTGTTATAAGGCAAACACAGCCATTGCCTATGACAATATTAGCTATAATGAGAAGGTCTAATACGTTTGATGCTTAAGTTTAAAAAGTTTGATAAAGAAGACTTAGATATGATTGAAACAAATTTTCATTTTCCAGAAAGCTCAAAAGCAGCTATGATGAAAGAAACGTGTTTAAGTGCATACACAGCATTGCTAGAAAGTAAGGTATTTATGATTGGTGGTGTATATGGATTATGGCAGAATGTCGGAGAAGCCTGGTTTGTAATGTCAAAGCACGCCTACAAGATGCCCTTTTCAGCAGCTAAGTATTCTAGTTTATTATTAGATCATGTGCAAGAAGACAACGATTTACAACGTATTCAAGCTAGTGTTCACACAGGTGACAAGCAAGCGATAAGATATGTTGAGTGGTTGGGTTTTGAGAACGAAGGTTTGATGAAGAAGTTTGGTCCTGATGGATCAGATTATTATCGTTTTGCGAGGGTTGCGTAATGGCAAATACTATGTATGCAAATGATGCACAGGCTTCAACCTCTGGTGGTGGAGGTGGTGGAGGTGGATATGCTGCTGCTTCAGGTCTTGGTGCTATCCTGGGTTTCAAGGCAGACCAAGCTGCTGCAAAGCAAGCAAAATTGACTGCTGAATACAACGCTAAAGTTGCAGAAAACGAAAGAGTTTTACTACAGCGTTCTGCAAGAGATGAGCAAGCTAGGTTACGTCAAGGGTCAGAAAAGTTGGTTTCGGCACAAAGAGTAGCTGCTGCTAAAAGTGGAGTTGTTACTGGTACAGGTAGTAATTTATTAGCATTAAGAGATACTTATATGGGAACAGAAATGGATGCCATAGCTATAAGATATGCAAGTAGCATACAGGAACAGGCAAAGACAGCACAAGCTGCAATGATAAGAGCAGAAGGTGCTTCGAGATCATCTGCAATTAAAACTAGAGCTTATGCAAATTTACTTGAATCTGGTGCAAAAGCAGCAACTTTGATGGGATAAGATATGCCAAAGATACCTACATATGACCAACTAGGGCAAAGAGTAAAAGCACCTACTACACAGATTGGTGTAAGAGCAGACACACAAGCATTTGTTGGTGCACAACTAGCGACTGCTGATTTGTTTAAAAAGGCTGGGAATATAGCTTACGAATTTGGTATGAAAGAAAAGGAAGAAAATACCAAGGCTGCATTTGCTGAACTAAAGACACAGTACAATAATGAAGTGAACGATTTAATTAGAAATAGTAAAGCTACAAGCACGTTAGAAGCTGAGAATGAATTAAAAGATTATAATAAAAAGTTTGAAAGAAACTATACAAAAAAGAACTTAACGCCTAACCAGTTAAAATCTATCAAAACGCAAATGGTTTTGCATCAAGGTGCTAAGATGCAAGTTGGTAAAAATTTAGCTTTTGACAGAGGTAGAGATTATAATTCAACACTTCACAAAAACGCCAGTAACAATCTTATAATAGAAATAAATAAATTACCTATTGGTAATCCTTTGCGTAATGCAATGGAAGATGAGTTACGAGAAACAATTACTGTTGCCAACGAAAATGGTGAAACTGCAAACTTAGATTACAAAACAGTTGACCAGGCTTTTAATGCTATAAAAATAAATGATTACACCACTTTGTCAGGTAATGCTCAAAGTATTGAACAAATACAAGAATTAAAAGATAATCTTAAAAATGAAATGTTTATGCCTGACACAAGCCTTAAATTAAATGCGTTGTTAGATGCACAGGAAAAGAGAGTCCATGGCGAGTACTCTGATGCTATTGTAAGAGACATATTTCTTAGTAATGACAAGGCTTTGACAAATGATGTAGAATTTGAAAAAGAAATACAAAGACTTAACAAATCAGATTTAATTAGTTTTACCAATGATAAAGGCGTTCAAATAAATGTTAATCCAAAAAAATTGCCTGTAAACATTTTAGAAACCATAAAAGCAAAAGCACAAACTAGAAGAAACGAATTATTATCCAAAGAAATCAATGACATAAAAGTAAATCTTAGTTCAGAGGTTCAAGGTAAGTCTTTGTCTGAGTTGACACAAATTAGAGATAGTATAGATGCCACAGGTAAAGACAGGTACAGACCTGAGATTGAGAATTTTGCTTCAAGGGAGCAAATGAAACAAATAATTAATACAGAAATCAAAGATAAAGCTAAAAGAGAATTAGCTAATGCTATGCAGGTAAAAGATAATATTGTTTCTGACTTAAAGGTTGACGGCGTTATCAGTCAAGAGAACATGGCAAAAAAAGATGGCGTATACAATGCTTTGGTTTTAGCAGAAGAATATCAAAAAGCTAACGAATGGCAGCTTGCTATAAATGCAGAAATAAAAGCATCATCTTCATTTCAATCAATAAAGTTTAGCAGTAAAACTCAAACTACAGATAAGTTAAATGAGCTAAAATTAAATTGGCAAAGATCAGGTAAAAAAGAAGATGAGTTAATATATACCTCTTTTGCTAGTCAAGTTTCTGTTAGAGATGCAGAAATAAAAAAAGATTTTATAGGGTATTACAAGAGCCAAAATCCTGAAGAAGAAATCACAGTAGATAAAATGATTAGTTTGCAAAAACAAATGGATATACCAGAGCTTGACATAAGGGTAACAAGTAATGCTGAATTAGATGCGTTTGAAGCTGCTTTTAAGGCACCAGGATTGAATTACGCAGAAAAAGCACAGGTTGGTAAAGATTTTTTAAATAGTTATGGTGCAAATCAGAACAAAGTTTTAAGGCATTTAATATCTTCGGGCACAATAACACCTATTGATAACTTACTTTTAGCATATCCAAATGATGTAAGAATTAAAGGTGCTATATTAGCTAATGCACCAGAAACAGTTAAGAGATATAAAAGTGATATTCCTAAAGATGACAGAACAACTATTATGGAATCTGTTGCAACAGAAATGTCAAGTTATAGTCAAACTGTTTTAGGTGGTGGTTTTGATGATGTTTTAGGTGGTGGTTTTACAAAAGGCAGGGCAGGTCATGTAATGTCAATGAGAGACATAATTGTAAATACAGCGAATTATTACAAGATGATTGATAACATGGAACCAGCAGATGCAGCTAAAAGAGCTTTTAATGAGGTTATTGGAAATCATTTTAATTTAGCAAATCAAGTCAATAACACTACTGTTAGGTTTGGTATAGAATATGATTCTGTTGCAGAGCCTATGTCAAAAATATTAGAGACTTCAATAGCTAATAATATTGATTATTTAAAAGAAATCATAGAAGCACCACCAGCACCATTAGGTTTAGATGAAAGTGCTAAAGAACAATGGCGAAACACATACTATAGTGACCTTATTAAAAAAGGTACATGGAGAACCACAACCGATAACAGTGGCGTTTATATGGTAGATCAGTTAGGTAACATGGTTAAAAGAAAAGATTCAGCAATGGAGCCAGGAGACATAGGTGGTATGGCACCTTTTGTTTCTGTAAATTTTGATAGTTTAACAACAACGCTTGATAAATACAAAGAAATTCAAGATGGTCAAGGCACAATTTCAGCAAAGAAAGAAGCACTTATAAATCATTTTAAAACTACAGGACAATTATTCTAATGGTAGGAATGTATATCCCAGAACAGGGTGATGATCCTAATTTAACAAATCAATATTACGATATTGCCAAAGCTGGTACTTTAGATGTATTAGGTGCCACATTTCAAGAAACGCTGTATTATAATCCATTAAATGCTGTAAATAGACTTGCTGAACAATACACAGGATTAGGTCAAACTGGTAAAGTAATATCTAAAGATGATTGGAAAGAAAGTGAGTTTTTTAGAGATGGCATACAGGTTGACGATAATGGCATCAAAGAAGGATTAGCACAACTCTTAGCCGAAAGAGTTGATAGAAGGCGTGAGTTTCAAATAACATTACAAAGGTCTAAAGGTGGATTTGGATTAGGTGCTGCTCAGTTTGGCGTGGCTATAGCTGGTAGTTTCCTTGATCCATTGAATATAGCCAGTGCGTTTATACCTGCCGTTGGTCCAGCTAGAGTTGCATCAATGGCAGCTAAGATGGGCAAAAGTGGATCGAGGGCAGTCAAAGGTGCTGTAGATGGTGCTGTTGGTGCTGCTGTTTTAGAGCCATTAATCATAGGTGCTGCTGCTGCCGAGCAAGATGAAAGCTACACTTTAATGGATAGCTTTTTAAATGTTGCCGTAGGTAGTGCATTGGGTGGTGGTCTTCATGTAGGTTTTGGTAAAATATCAGACAGGATAAACAGAACGCCACCACAAACAAGAGCTAGGGCAGAGCAAACATCAATAGGTCAAGTTTTAACTGACCAGCCAGTACAGGTTGATCGTATTGTTGATGAAGCAGAAACAACAACAGTAAAGCCAGAAGCTGAACAAACTGACACAATTACAGTTTACAATTCTGATGGTGAGCCAAGAGTTGTAGAGAAGGTTAGGGTTGATGATGAGGGCATCATTACTATAAAAGATACTGATGGTACTGAAAAGGTTGTGGATCAGAGTGATGTTGTAAGCAAATCTCCATATGATGAAGACTTTTTAATTGATTTAAGCGAAGTTGGTTTAGATGATATGTCTGCAACTGTAGATGATTTAACACGAGTAGGTCAACCTGGAGGTATGAACAAAAAACAAGCCATCAAGTCATTAGAAGATGCAAAGTTTATTGTAGAAAATCAGCTTAAAGAATTAGAAGCAGGTACCAAAATAAAAGGAGGAATATTTAAAAAAGAAAGAATTGTTGTAGATGAAGCTAAAGTGGCAAGCAAAAAAACAAGTTTAAAAGCCTTAGATATTGCTTTGGATAGATTGAAAGGTAAGAAAGTTGTAAGACCAAAAGATCCTATAACAAAGCAAACTACCGAACCTGGTGCAAAAGATACAAACACAACAGAAGAAACTGTAACTACACAAGAGGGTGCAGAATTAACACCACAGCAAATAAACGATCAAAGAGATTCAGCTAGTATAAGCCAAGATAAGTTGGGTAGATTAGATGAGTATGCAGACAAAATTGATAAGATGGATGCAGATACTGCTGACTTAAGTGAAATAAAAGCAGAGGATATTGAAGCAGAAAATGAAGCTATGATGCTTGAGTTAGAGGATCCTGAAATAATAGAATCTTTACCAGATGTTGCAAAACAAACTTTACAAAAGGCAAAGGCAGCTATGAAAGAAGCAGATGATGCAGCAGAAAAAGCAAGAGTATCTTATGATACTGCGACACAAGTAGGTGCCCAATGCGTTATTAGGAGTAAAAGCTAATGAGTTGCGTAGATGAAGTATTAGAGGCTGGGAAAAGAGCAGGTATAGATTTAGGTGAAGATGAAGCTCAAGAAATAGTAGCTATTTTAGAAAAGAAATTAGCTAAGAGAATGGCTAACGCAGGTGCAGATCAAGACCTAGACCTGTTTAATTTAGCAAAAGAAATAGCAAAACAAGCAAGAATTAATGCAGCGATAATGAGAAAAACCAGGCTTTTAAATATGAGAGCCTACACTAAAATAATGACTAAGCTAAAAAACAATCCTGATAATCCAGGGCAAGCGTTAGAAGCTATACTGACAGGTGACATAAGGGTTATGGATGATGGCTTGGGAAGTATTGACAGGAGACAGCAAGCTATTAGCTTAGAGTATGCAGGACAATTAGTTGCAGCATTAAGGAAAAAAGATTTAGAAGCATTGTTTAAATCAGGTGATTTAGACGAGTTAATATACAAAGCAATGTTTGATGGTCCTGATTCTATGGACTTGAATGTTGCTGGTGCAAGGGAAGCTGTAGAAATAGCTGAAGTTGTGCAAAAGGTACAAAAACAATTACTACAAAGAAAAAACAGAAATGGTGCAGTGATTGGTGAGCTTAAAAATTATGTTGTTCGTCAAGGGCATGACCCAATAATATTAAGGAAAACTGGCAAAGATAACTGGGTTAATTATATGTTAGAGAAGGATGGAAATGGTGTTTATGTAAGATTAAGTGACCAAACATTTGAAAGCAAAAGCCAGTTTAAAGATGGTGTAGAATATACAGACGAACAATTTATAGGCGATATATACGATAATCTTGTTTCAGGTCAACATCAAAAAGTTGATGGTGGTGACAATATGGGTGACAAATTAGTTGGGTTCTCAGGTCCAGCTAACTTGGCAAAAAAGTTAAGTACGTCAAGGGTTTTACACTTCAAAGATGGGCAATCTGCATATGATTACGCACAAAAATTTACAAGGCAAAGTTTTAGTGAAGCTGTTGTAAACGGCATTTTACATGATGGTCAAGCTATTGGTCTTATGGAAACTTTTGGCACAAATCCAAGAGCTATGTTTGATAGAGTTATGAAAGATGCACAAGAAATAAACAAAACTAATTTAAAAGCTAAAGAGACAATCAAAACAAAAAGATTAGAAAATCAATTTAGAGAACTTGACGGCACCACAAGAGCTAGGGGGTCAGGTAGATTATTATTAGGTGGTACTGTTGACTTTGCTGGAATCAATGCAGCTTGGCGTATGTTGCAAAACATGGCAAAGCTAGGTGCAGCAACAATATCCTCGTTTTCCGATATAGCAACAAAGGCACATTTCATAAACTCAAGGACAGAAAGAAATATATTCACATCTTATTTAAGGGCATTTAGTGATATATTTAGAAATTATAGTGGTAAGCAACAAAAAGAATTAGCTTACTTGTTAAACGTAGGTGTAGAAAACTTTTTAGGGGATGTCCATTCAAGGTTTGGTGCAAATGACAGTTTGCCAGGAATGATGGGTAAAGCACACCAAATGTTTTTTAGATTAAATGGTATGACATGGTGGAACAATGCACAGAAAACTGGATTAGCTAGGATGATTTCAGCAGATTTAGCCATGTATACAAACAGAGCATTTGATGAAATACCAACAAGAACAAGATTAAACTTACAAAGATATGGAATAAATGCAGAAGATTGGGCAGTCTATAGTTCTATGGAAAAGAAGGCATTAGATGGAAATGACTATTTAGTTCCTGCTGCTGTAGATGATGTTGATGCTTCTATCTTGGAAGCAGGTGCTTTAAGGGAAGCTAACCTTACAAGAAAAAGAAAACTAAAAAATGTTACTGATGTTGAGTTGCAAAGATACAAAGATAATCTAAGAACAAAATTATCTTCATATTTAACAGATGCAGCAGATACGGCTATTCCTACACCTGGTGCAAAAGAACGTGCCATTATGAATCAAGGCACAGAAAGAGGTACTGTATTAGGTGAAGCAATAAGAGCATTGATGCAATTAAAAGGTTTTCCAATTACATATGTAACAAAAGGTATGTCTCAGCAATATCACGCTAAGAAACAAGCAGGGCAAAGTGGTTTATATGGCGTAGCACAAATGATGGTTGGTACTACCATTATGGGTTATTTATCAATGACAACAAAAGACATACTAAAAGGCAAGAGTCCAGCAGAGGTGTATGACGAGAGAGAAGGTTTGAACTATAAAACATTTGTAAGAGCATTTACGCAAGGTGGTGGTGCAGGTATATATGGTGACTTTGTGTTTGGTGAATTTAATAGATTTGGAAGATCTCCATTAGAAACATTTGCTGGTCCTACTTTTGGCACAGCAGCAGATGTATTAAAATTATACGCAGCGTTAAGGGATGGCAAAACAGATCAAGTTACAAAAAACGCATTTAGAACCTTGGTATCTAACACACCATATATTAATTTATTTTACACAAAGACAGCCTTAGATTATTTGTTCTTGTATGGAATGATGGAAAAAACAAATCCAGGTTATCTTTCAAGGATGGAAAGAAAGATAGAAAAAGAAACGGATCAAGAATATTACATATCTCCATCAAGGTCAGCAGTTAGGTTTTAATTTGATTATTTTAACAAAAAATATTATAACGTAGAAACGAGGTAGTTATGACAGTTAGTAGCACAACCACAAAAAACAGTTACAGTGGCAACGGAAGTACCACTACATTTGCATATGCTTTCAAGATATTTGCTGATGCAGACCTTACAGTCATACTAAGATCGGCTACTGGTGTAGAAACAGTACAGAGTCTAACAACAAACTACACAGTTACAAATGCTGGTAATGCTAATGGTGGTAATGTTGTGTTTGGAACTGCACCTGCTAGTGGTGTTACTGTCGTTATTAGACGTAACATGGCACAAACTCAGTCTACAGACTATGTGGCAAACGATCCTTTCCCAGCAGCTACACACGAAGATGCACTAGATAGGTTGACTTTTATTGACCAGCAACAGCAAGAAGAAGTAGACAGAAGCCTCAAACTATCACGAACAAATACTATGACATCTACTGAATTTACAGTAGGTGCAACAGACAGAGCAAACAAGGTCCTTGCTTTTGATGGTAGTGGTGAATTATCTGTTACACAAGAGCTAGGTACATACAAAGGCACAGACGCAACAGTAACAACAGAAGCATATGTTGTAAGAGATATTATCAAGTCAACGACTTCTGCACAGCTAAACAACGTGTATATATGTGTTGCAGACGCAGTTGTTGGTGACAGTCTAACAGATACAGATCACTTTGAATTACTAATAGATGCTGTTACAGCAGCTACAAGTGCAACTAACGCTGCAAATAGTGCTGCGACTGCTACAACGAAAGCAAGCGAAGCAGCAACTTCTGCAACTAACGCAGCTACAAGCGAAACAAATGCTGCGACAAGTGCAAGCACAGCATCAACAAAGGCTAGCGAAGCAAGTACATCTGAGACAAATGCAGCTGCATCTGCTTCAACTGCATCTACCAAAGCATCTGAAGCAAGCACATCTGCAACGAGTGCTGCTAGTTCAGCTACAACAGCAACCACAAAAGCAAGTGAAGCCAGTACGTCAGCATCAAATGCAGCGACTTCAGCTACGACTGCTACGACAAAAGCTACAGAAGCATCTACATCAGCAACAACAGCTACTACAAAGGCTTCCGAAGCTGCTACTAGTGCGACAAATGCAGCTACATCTGCAAGCAATGCTTCAACATCAGAAACCAATGCAGCAGCTAGTGCAGCAGCAGCAGCAGCTAGTGCTGATACTTTTGACGATACATACTTAGGTTCTAAGAGTTCTGATCCATCTGTTGATAATGATGGTGATGCTTTAAATGCTGGTGATTTGTATTTTAATACATCAAGTAATACTTTAAAAGTATACACTGGTTCTGCCTGGCAAGATGCAGCTATAGATAGCTCTGGCTTTGTGCAGACTACTGGCGATACAATGACAGGTGCATTGGTAATCAATAGTAACCTCTCAGTAGATGGTGGCACAATCAAGCTAGATGGTAATTATCCTACTGGCAGTGGTAATGTAGCTTTGGGTGATACTGCACTTGATAGTATAAGTGGAGCAAATAATAACGTGGCTATTGGAAATCAGTCACTAACTACAAATACTTCAGGTTCAAGTCTTACGGCAATAGGTGGAGCTTCATTGTATTCAAATACTACAGCATCTAATAACGTAGCTGTTGGATTTAATGCAGGTTACAGCATTACTACTGGTGCTAATAATTCTGTTTTGGGTACTTATGCTTTAGATGCAAATACTACTGGTGCTAATAATACTGCAATAGGTTATCTTTCTCTTTCAGCTAACACCACAGCATCAGAAAATACAGCAGTTGGGTATAACAGTCTTACTGCCAATACTACTGGTAGTCCTAACGTAGCATTTGGAAACTATTCATTAGAATCAAATACTACAGGTGCTTCAAATACTGCTATTGGATTGTCTGCCTTAAAGAGTAATACAACTGCATCTAACAATACAGCCGTTGGGCAAAATGCACTACGATTAAATGTTACTGGGGAAAGTAATGTAGCTATAGGTCTAAGTGCATTATATTCAAACACAGGCTCTAACAATACTGCTGTAGGTTATGAAGCACTAGAGCTTAATACAAGTGGAACTGCTAACTCTGCACTTGGTTTACAAGCATTAGAAAATAATACAACTGGAAGTAACAATACTGGTATTGGTTTTAGAGCATTAGAAGCAAATACCACAGGGGATAATATGACTGCTGTTGGTCAAAATGCAGGATTGTCACACACAACAGGAAATTCATCTACATTTATTGGCACTGACTCTGGAAAACTTACAACAACTGGAATTGGAAATACGTTTGTTGGAGATGGTTCTGGTAGACAAAACACAACTGGAGCAAGCAATGTTGCTATGGGTCAAAGTGCTTTACTTTCAAACACCACAGCATCAGACAACACAGCGATAGGATATCAAGCATTAGATGCAAATACTACTGGTGCAAATAACGTATCTATTGGTAAGGGTTCTTTATCAGCAAACACTACAGCAAGCAATAATTCAGCACTTGGATTTCACACATTATTTTCAAATACAACAGGAACTGGTAATGTTGCTATTGGATATGCAGCACTTGCTATAAATGGTACAACATCAAGCAACACAGCAGTTGGACATTCAGCTTTATATACAAATGCAGCACATAACAATACAGCTGTCGGTTGGTATTCTGCAAGAAGCAACACAACAGGTACAGGTTTAACTGCTATAGGATTACAAGCACTAGACCAAAATACTACTGGAAGTAACAATACAGCACTTGGTCTAGAGGCACTTAAAGCAAATACCACAGCAAATAACAATACAGCAGTAGGTAAAGGTGCATTACTTGCAAATACTACAGGAGCAAATAATGTAGCAATAGGTACAGCTTGTATGTCAGCAAATACAACAGGTAACGACAGTATTTGTATGGGTGTAAGTGCATTAGATGCAAATACTACTGGTGGTAATCATGTGGCATTGGGTAGACAGGCTCTACAAGCAAATACTACAGGAATTAACAACACAGCAGTTGGATTGAGTGCTTTACTTTCAAACACCACAACATCAAGCAACACAGCAGTTGGTTATCAGTGTATGATATCTCATACTGGTCAAAGAAATACAGCAGTAGGAAGCGAAGCTCTTAGAACAGGTACTGGTAATGCTAATTCAGCATTTGGTTATGAAGCCTTATACAATGCTACTTCAACATATGATTCTACATCTATTGGAATTCAGTCTTTGTATAATGTTACTACTGGGGAAAGAAATACAGCAGTGGGTAGAGATACTGGTGCAGTATTGACTACTGGTGCGAAAAATACATTAATTGGGTATGAAGCTGGTAAAGTTTTAGTAGATGGAAGTCAAAATACTTGTATTGGGTTTGAATCTGCGACACCAGCTTCAAATACTAATAATTCATTCACACTTGGAAATGCTGATATAACGAATTTACGTTGTAATGATACAAGTATATCTGCTTTATCAGACCAAAGGGATAAAACCAATATTGAGGATTTACCTAATGAAGCAGGATTAGCACTAATAAATTCTTTAAGACCAGTAACATTTCATTGGGATAGACGAGATTGGTATGATGATGGCACACCTGATGGCTCAAAAATTACTGCTAATTATGACAATGAAGTAGCAAATTCTGGATTAAGGCAAGGGTTCATAGCACAAGAAGTTGCAACTGCGATTAAGGGTATAAAAGCACTTGAAGATGAAAAATTAGTTTCTGATGAAAACCCAGATAAATTAGAATTTGCACCTGCAAAATTAATAACAAATCTAGTTAAAGCAGTACAAGAATTATCTGCACAAATAACAGCGTTACAATCTGAAATATCAACTTTAAAAGGAGAATAAAATGTCAGACGAAAAAACAGCAGAAGAAATAGCACAAGACTACACAGCTATGGGTCATAGTGTGGAGCTTATCAATGCTAATCATTGCAGGAACAGCAATGGCAGATGATGAAGCTGAAGATAAGCAAGACTGTGTTAATAGGAACGTAGCACACTTAGAGATTATGGTGGCTAAGGACTATTGGACAGATGAAGACATGACAGCAGTTAACTCTGCAATCACAGCAGGACAAGGGTATACAGCATGAGTGAGCAAGTAGCAAACGTAATCACTATTGATGGTAAAGAGTACAACCAAGATGATCTTACACAAGATCAGAGTTACTTTATTAATCAGATTAGAGATTTGCAAACTAAAGCAGGTAGTCTTAAGTTTCAGTTGGATCAAGTAACTGTAGCACAAAATGCTTTTACTAACTCATTGATTGAATCTTTAAAGTCTGAAGACAAAGAAGATGATGAGGTTGTTAATGGTTAAGGCTTCTGATGTAAAGGCACAGATAGATACGCATGAGGCTGTCTGTGCTGAGAGATGGAAAGAAACCATCTTACGCATTAAACGCATTGAACATATAATGATTGGTACAGCAGGTACTATGATAATTATGATGGCAGGTTTACTATTGAGGTGACGCTATGCTTGAAATGCTAGTGGTCGCTAATAGTGCTTTTGCAATTATCAAACAGACCATACAGAATGGTCGAGATCTATCTTCAGCAGGAGCAGCAATATCTAAATTTGTTAGTGCTGAAGAACAACTTAAACAAGATTTACATAAAAAAAAGAATAGTATCTGGACTAACTTTCTAGGCAAAGAAGACAATGACCTAGAAGAGTTTATGGCTTTGGAAGAGATACGAGTTAAGAACGAACAACTCCGTGAGTTCATGCAGATATATGGCAGGGCAGGTCTATACAATGACTATGTTTCTTACTGTGCTGATGCACGCAAAGCTAGAAGAGATGCTCGTATTAACGCAGAGAAACGTAAAGAAAAGATAAAAGAAACAGTAATGAAAGTTATATTAGCTATTCTTATTACTGCTTTATTATCAGGTGTAGTCACAGTCCTGGCAATCATAGCTAAAAAGAAAGGTTTGATATGACAGCCTTCTTACTAGCTTGTACATTAAATGGAATCGCTACTGGTGGTATATACTTTGAGAATGTGAATGTATGCTTGCAGTACAGAGATAAATTAAACAACCAATCCTACATGAAAGACGATAAGCCACAAGTATATGAGTGTATGTGTAAGCTCGTACCATTTGTGGATACAGAGAAAGTGAGGGTGTACTAATGGTTACAGTTGAACAGTTTCTTAAATGGAAAATACTACCAAGATGTATGATGCTTGCTAGTACAGTAATGTCATGGCGTTGTGCTGAATGGTTTATGGATTTAGATGCACCGACTGCTGCACAATCAGCCTTTGTATCTGTGGTGATGGGTGTAATGACAGGTGTGTTTGGTATATGGATGGGTCACGAACATAAGGAGCATAAGTAATGTTAACAGCGTTAATAGGACCGGTAAGCAACTTACTAGGTAAGTTTATAGAAGACAAAGACATGAAGAATAAGTTGGCACATGAGGTGGCAACAATGGCAGAGAATCATGCCCAGGAGTTAGCTAAAGGACAGCTAGAGATAAACAAGGCAGAAGCACAGCATAAGTCTATCTTTGTTGCTGGGTGGAGACCTTTTATTGGTTGGACCTGTGGTGTAGCACTGTGTTGGCATTTTGTATTAGCACCAATAACAATATTCTTGTGTGCTTATATCGGAGTTGCTATACCTGAGTTACCTACTTTTGACATGGGTTCATTGATGACTGTGTTGATGGGTATGTTAGGATTAGGTGGTCTCAGAACTTATGAAAAGCAAAAGGGGTTGACAAAATGAAGTCCAAATCTAAAGTTAGAAAAGTAAAAAAAGTTGCGACAGCATTAAAAAAAGCATCAAGAATGCACGCAAAACAAGCAAAGACACTGACTAAACTTGTAAAAGGTAGGTAACATGGCTAAATCTACAGTAAATAAATCAGGTAACTACACAAAACCTACTATGAGAAAGCAGTTATTCCAAAGGATTAAGTCTGGTGGTAAAGGTGGTAAGCCTGGTCAATGGTCTGCAAGGAAAGCACAAATGCTTGCCAAGCAGTACAAAGCTAAAGGTGGTGGATATAAGTAATGGCACTCACAAAAAGACAAAGATCACTGAAATCTTGGACAAAACAAAAGTGGAGAACCAAGAGTGGCAAGCCTAGTACACAAGGGCGAAAGGCAACAGGTGAGCGTTATCTACCTGAAAAAG